ATTCGCTACCGAGGCTTGGCAAGGCTTGTTCAATCAAATCCATTGCCATGCTGATGTTGACCATTGCGCCTTCTTTGTTTCCCATCTTGGGTTCAGGCGTAGACATTGGGGAAGACATTGGTGGCGTTGACGCATCAGACATTCCCGCTTCAGGAGTCATTGCAGGGGGAGTTGTCCCTGCTCCACCTTGCTGTGAGCGAATTAAGTCCATCATGTTTGCATCGGTTGCCATAAATTCCCTCTATCTGTTCAACAGTCGCGATTAAATCAGACTATTGTAATTTGTCAAGTAGGGGGCAAGTTTTGATTCCAGCCCCCAAAAGGAATTTGTGTGGTCAAACCAAACAATCAACAGGGGCAAAACCCCCGTCAATTATTTACGGCTCTTACGACCTTTACGAGCTTTACGCATAGTCTTCTCCATGTTAGAGGCGGCGACCTTTTAAGTTGGGAAGGAAGCCACACCCATTTCCCTTTCGGGGAAACTGTTTAGCGACAGGACTTGCGACCGCGCTTAGATTTTTTTCCGTACATCATGTACTCCTTTAAGTTCTGCTAATCTGGCGCATTGAGCGCATTGCTTTTGCTGCCGGATTAACTCTAACATCAACATTCTTGTATTGCAAATTTCCACCCGCACCAGAGCGTTCTGCACGACCAAGTTCTTTTGTCGTTACAACTGGTTGGTCTGCTTTTGGTGTCAATTGTTGTGTTGCCATTACATTGCCTTCAAGTCAGGTTTGCCTTTAGGGGGCGCTTCTTGCTGTTGAGGTTGAGCAGCCGCAGCTTGCTCCTTCTTCTTCAACTTGTCCTTGAGCAATTGTTTCATTGGAGGCTCAAGCAAGTCAAGCAATGATTCTGTGTCAATAGCTTTGGCTTTGAACAAGTTAAATGCAAGCTGGCGCAAGTCTTCTGTAAAGATTGGCGAGTTAGAGTGGGCATCTACCTTAACCACATAGTCCTTGGTGAACTGTTCGGCAATAAATTGATGACCTTCATCGTCTTTGAAGTGCGTTTTGTCATACGCTTGCATCAGTTTTAGGTATAGCGTAGCCACCTTTTCTAGCGAATCTTCCACAATCAGGGCGCGTTTCTTGGCTCTGCTAGACCCTAAACGGGCTAATTGGGAAGCGTGACCAGAAGAACGAACACCAGATTCGCCCTTTCCTTGCAATACAGAAGAGATGCCAGAGGCTTCTGAGAACATTGCGTCCACTTCATGTATCACCTCAAAGAGAGATGAGGGCATATCAGGGGCTAATCGTTCTGCCTTTGCATTAGGCATATCGCTTGCCAGTAGTCCACCAGCTCGGTTAAGCGCAAAGTTCTTCTCATCCAAGATGCCAGTAAAGCCTGTAAGGGCTGTTGGCGGGTTAACTTGTTTAGAGAGCAAGTCAAGAATCTCGGTCATGCGGTTATTGCGTAACTGCTGCAAGAATACTAAGCGTTGTACTTCGGATTGTCCCCAGTAATAGTCATACTGAGGGTTAGGGCATATCTGAACAAAGGGCAATTCACCCTTCAAGAACATAGATGCACCTGGTCGGTCGTAGATAAAGATGTCAGGGTCAGCCATCGTGACGCATTGATAGTCTTCAGTCTCGTCATTCCATACCCACAGTTCGTGCATTTTGACTGTCTCTTCAGCCACACGCGCCTTGTAGCGGTTCATGCCTGAGAGGTCAAGGTTGACGTTGCCGTAGATGGTGGGGTTTGACTGCGACATGATGATGCGGTCAACGCCTTCGGGCAAATCTTCAGTCTTACTATGTACGCTAGTGGTGATGCGCTTGACGATTGATTCGCGCTTGGGGTGGGAATACAGCCGGTTGTAAAGCTCAGACTTGGTAATGTAGTAAGTTTGAACGAGGGCTTCTTGCCGGTCTGTATAAGGGGTGTCTTCTCTCAGTACGCCAATACTAGCGGGTTCTACCATGTACGGGTGTATGCCGTTGTTGTAGACCAGTTTGATAAAGGTCGAGTTAAAGACAAGTGACCAAGTAAGTGCTGAACTAAATACTTGGTCTGCGTTGGAGTTAAGCCATTCGTCATTGAGCGCAAGCGTCAGGCGAGGGACTTTAATTTGTTCTTGGTCTGGGACAGAAGCCCCGACATTGATGGAGAACCGTGTCGTTTCTGCTGAGTAGAGGAACGATGTTAGTTGGTCAATGTGGGGATAGATTTTGTTGAAGATGGTCGGAGACTCATCAGGACCAGAACCAAAGAGAAAGAAAGAACGCAGAGAGGCATAGTCACCTTTGCGCTCTTGCAAGGACACCATGCACTTTTCAATCAAGTCACGGTAGAACTGTTCTCTAAGAAGTTCGTTGGATGGTATCCGCATTATTTCTTCAGACTTAGGTTTTCATGGTCGGCAGTATAACTAGCCATCTTAGGTCCAGTCAAATTACCAACATCTTTAGGCAAAATGGATACCGCTTCATCACGAACTGGTCTAACCGCATTGCCTCTGAGCAGATTGCTCATACTGTAACGGCTGTCTCCACCCCAGATAGCAGCGTCACCCGGTCTTGCTTCTCTTGGGCGCTCTGCGGCAATCTTAGCCTCTTTCTCAAGCTGGCGCTTAGAAGTTTTGTTCTTACGAGTAAAGAACCCTGCTTGATTCTCGCCCTCGCGGGTGGACTTGACATCAGTCATATCAAATTCCATAGCCAGTTGTTTGATGTTTTTGTCGTTCTTCTTGGTCGTATCCGAGATGAGTCCCGGAGCTTGCAAGAAGACAACATAGACATCTTCAGAGCAGCTCTTCATTGGGCATTTAGCCTCAAAGCTCTCAAAGTATCCGTGTTTGTCGCATTTATAGTCTTTTAGCACAGCCATAGTTATCCCCTTTCAAGTGCTTCATCTAAGGTCTGACCTGAGTAATCACCGCGATTGCTCACCCCTACCTTAATCTTTATTTCCCCATTGACTAGGTGTAATCCCGTTGTACGGGCTAGTCGGGGTTTTGGTTCGCGTCTGTATTCCACGAACCGTGTCTTGTCTCTGTTTTGCATCACGGCTACTTCGCCTTTTAGCCATGAGTTGTAACCTTTACTCACCCGTATCTGCATATATTCGGTCATAGGTCGGATGCGATAGAAGAACACATCAAGCAAATGCTCTTTGTCAACACCACACAGCTCGGCAAAGAGCTTGACAGAGATGCCTCTGTTTTGGTCTTTGACAAACCGCTTGATGACTCTAAGCAGTTCACGCTTGGGTATGGTCTGGGGCAACATACTCGATGGTGTATCCAATGGATTGCAAGAAAGATAGAAAGTCTGGCTCTCTATGTGAGGTGACGCATATAGGGTTTACCAGTATGTGTGTGTCTGAAACAAGTTTGCGAGAAGTTGAGTGGCAGCCTACAAGTCTGCCAAAGTCAAAGTCATCATGGAATGTGGGGATGACGTTTTCTATGGAGAAGTCTCGGATGGTTTTCTCAGAGGCGTACTTCATACCCAGTTCAGCAAAGGTGTGGCGTTTCAGGCAAGACAGTTGCACGTCCTCATTCCAGAGGTGAATGTCTTGGGCGTGATTGTGGACAATGCCGTAACGGTTTGGCGCTTCTAGAAAACGCTTGCTACGCAAAGAAAAGCCCCCGTTTTGGACAAGAGTTCGGGGAAATTTGTCGTGCCAAGTGCCTTGCAATAGGAGCTGGTTGCCCACCATTGCAGCGTGTGAAACTCCACCGATATAGTCGTATTCGTAGTATTCAGGCTTGAAGTTAGCCCCGTTTAGCACCCAACTATCGTCTTGGACAATCAGGCAATAGTCAGTATCAATGAACGCATACAGGCTGTGCATGATAAAGACCGAATACATCATGTAGTCGAGGAAACCTATTCTGTGCCAAATAATGTCATCAGGTAAGTTCTCTGGCTTCTCAATAGACAGGAGCATCCCTTGTGAGCCGGGCAGCTCGCGTACAGACTTCTGTATAGCGGGGATGGCGCTTGCCCCATCGTTGTGACCGTAGACAGAAACGATTGTTAGGTTGTTATGTTCCATAGACACCAATCTTCTTGAGGTAGTCAGATACGTTGCGACCGACAGCCACCTCTTCAGGAGTCTTGTCCTCAATGGCGCGAGAGACTGCACGGGTAATTCTCATAGCGGTCAAACGAGGTTGTAGTTGCTCGGCATAGGCAGCAGCCGCCAGAGCAGAGGCGATTACTCGGTCATCCTTGTTGCGACCAGAGGCAGCAATTGACCCACCCTCACGGGTTATGGTCTTCATCTCTTCAAGAGTTTCCATGTCATAGACCGCCATCATCCCGCGTTCAAAGTAATCCTTCATGTAGGTCATCATGCGTTCTTTGGTCTGCACGGTTGTCAGCCAGCCAATAGAGTTGGACATTCCACCCATCGTGTCGTTGCGTCTCCAGATGTAGTTGGACATTGAACCGTAGACATCCATCAGTTGCCGACCAATCTCGCCAGCCATAGCAGCCGCTTGGCGCTTCAGGTTCTTGAGTTCGTTGATAACAGCTTGCCCCGGTCCATTGACTTCTAGGTTAAGGGTTGAGTTTTTGTATGCGCCAGCAAGGTGAGCAATCACCCAAGCAAACTGGTAGGTGTTGAGTTCAGAGGTGGCAAAGGCAGCGACTTGCTCCATACCGTCCGAGTAGCAACGATAGACCTGAATACAGAAGCGGTCAGCCCAGTCACTTGACCCATAAGCAGGGTCAGCACCAATGACGTAGTAGGCGGTGTCTACAGGCTCTTCCCAGACCTTCAAGGTAGCCAAGCGCTCAGTAGACTTGACTACTTGGGTGTCTTGGAAATTAGCGCCAAAGACATAGCGGTAGTTATCAAAGGAGAGCTTCTTAGAAATCTTGGCTGCGTCAGTACAGCGAGCAATAGAGAAGAAGGATGTGCCAGTCATCACAAAGGCATAGTCCTCAGTAGGTGGAAACTCTTGGTACATCAGGGATTCGTCTTTGATGCCTTCCAACATCTTCCAACGCCACCAAGCCATCTGTCTTGAGTTGACTTCAAAGTTGTAGAGCTTCTTAATGTCTCTCGTCCACTCTTTCTCTTCGGTAGTGAGTTTTCCATCCCAATAGACTTTGTAGATGTCTGAGTCTGGGTCAGCAGAGTAGAACTCATTGCGCCACCAGCCACAGAAGATTGCTTTCTGGGTTCTAGCCCGTTTAGCAGTTACATACATCTCATGGAACATATTGAAGCCACGGGCGGTAGATTCAAATATGTAGAGTCTCTCAGGGTTAGTCTCAGCAAGAGAGGCTAAGAGGGAAGCCAGACCTTCCTCGTCACCCCAAGAAGATGTTTCTGTGCCGTGAAGAAATGTGATGCCTTTTCCGCGTCCGAGAGAACCCTTGGCTCGCAGTCCAGCAACTTGGTAGAAGATACGGCTTCTGTTTTTGAGGGACAGAGAGTTTCTGTTGTGGGCAAGCATGGGGATTTTGTACTCTTTTGGGAGTCCATCCATGTATGCACCGAGTGTTCCTCTGAACATATCTCGGTTTTCTTCGGTATCTGTAACAAGTGTGCCTCCAAGACCAGCGTTAGTGAAATGCCAATAAAGGTCTAGGGCAAGGGAGATAGTAGTAATCCCTAACTGTCTACCCTTCAAAATAACAAAGAAGTGAACCCCGTTAGCCAAGCCAGAGTTAATCTCTTCCATGACATAGGTCTGCGTTCCAAGGAGATGGTCCATGTTCCTAAGACCCTGTTCCTTAGTCTCAATTTTTAGTTGAGCGCAGAACTTATAGAACTGTTGTAAATTAAATTTCATCTAAGTTCCAATGAATGATGTCCCCGGCAGCCTTTTTGTTCCTAGCCACATTAAGTAGCTCCTGAACAGTTATGGGCGAATACTGCAATTTCCATCTGTCAACCAAGGCAATCTTGCTCTTCTTGGTTTTACAGAGTAGAGCAGCCCTGACTTCTCCCTGAAGCCAAACCCTACTCGCCCTTAATTGCTCTTTAGTGGATAGGTTCGTATTGCTCAAGCTGGCTACGCACCTTCTCCAACTCCTCTTGTGCCATCAGCATCAGTCGAGCAGACTCTGTATGCACACGCATAAGCTCATGGAACAACTCAGCATGGCTCATGGCATACACACGCTCCATGTAAGCCTTCTTCATGTCTTCAGCAGCCATAGGCATCATGGCGTTATGACCGTTTACTAAGCCGTTCTCCATACCCTCACCCCTTCCTTCTCGCATCTAGCGATAAATTTACGTTCTAACTTCTTGCCAGTCCGGTAGTTGTTGTTACACACCACTTGTAACTTCCCACCGTCAACAAAGAAACTGTCCCCAACCTCCATCACCTTGTACGGATACCTCCGCTTATCAGGTGGCACAGGTACATCTTTACTTACTTCCATGCTAATCATTTGCATCCCCCTATCCATGTTGGGCAGTATAGACAAAAAAAAGGGTCACCACAAGAGCGACCCTAAACCCATCAAAGGAAATACCGGCAACTGCAAGGTAACCGGCACAGTCACTATACAGGAAAACACATATTTTTTTTGGGGGAGGAAGCGAATGGGGCACGCTCACTTCGACCCTCAAACCCATTCGATGACCGCGTGGTGACGTGGCGCATGATGACTACATAACCATGACCAAGCCCATATCCAATGCCATGCAATGACGTGATGTAGCTCATAGTTATGGTGTAGCGTGACGGTAGCCATGACCCTTTTATGATTCTCTAGAGGGTAGAGAGTGGCTATACATTGACAAACCCCTTTTGTCTGTACATTGTCAGTATGTAGATATTTAAGTATATTAATACCATTTATTACATAGTATGTAGTTACTATATAATATATATAGTATGTAGATAACATAGTATCTACATAACATAATTACTTTTATAACATAGTATCAACATAACCATATAGTATGCTTGTGGATAACTCTAACTTATCCACACTATCCACACCATGCACCATTATAGAGATTATATGCACTAATATAGAGTATATAGATTATGTATTGCACTATGTTAGTGCTATGCTTTTTTATAAGTTGTTGATTTATATAGGTTTCAATATTGGCATGGTTTTAGCATACAAATATATAGTAGAGAAAACAATCTCTACATTTCCTAACAGTTATTCACAAGGGGTTTTATATGACACTAAAAGAGAAAAAGCTACTGGCACTTGTCTACATGGATGTTTACAAAGCCGCAAAGGGTAGGCGAATTAAAGTGATAGTGCGTGACGGCTGGTTTGTATTTAGCTACCCTGAGCTGAACGATACGTGTAGTGGCGAATATTTGGTGCATATCTCTGAGCTGATGATTAAGCTCAGCTTGCTCTCTGCTCAGCTACCTCAAGGGGTAGATACCGCCACCGTGTAAAACGTAGCGTGTAGAGCGTTATGAGCGCTCTATGCGGTACTTTGTACCAATTCCTAACATTTCCTAACTAGGGGTATATCATGCAAAAGACAGACATTGCACAAGTCATTACAGACTCTATCGTTAAGCAATTGGAGCAAGGGGTAGCGCCATGGGTTAAGCCATGGGCTAGCAAGCCCTCTGAGGGCGCTCCACACAATCCCGCGAGTGGCACTCACTATCGCGGTATCAACTTTATCTGGCTGAGTCTCTTACAAAGCTCTGGTGACTTTGGCACGTCATCACAATGGATGACCTATAAGCAAGCTCAGAACATGGGCGCTCAAGTCTCTAGCCGTGCAAAGGGTAAGGGCGTGCAGGTAGTGTTTTACAAACCTCTAGAGATTACTGGCGCTCTTAACCCCTCTACCGGCAAGCATGACTCTAAAGTCATCCCCATGCTTAAGACTTACACGGTTTTCAATGCTGACTTTATCGACGGTTTGCCAGTCAATGAGGTAGAGATTACCGAGACAAAATCAGAGTTTCAAACCCTTGCTGAGTGTGAGCAATTTATAGCCGGTACTCATGCGGTAATCAAGCATGGCGGCGATAGAGCTTTTTACACGCCCTCTAATGACTTTATCCAATTGCCTAACCGTGATGACTTTAAAACACCGGCTGACTATTACGCTACCGCATTGCATGAGCTTAGTCATTGGACGGGACACGCTTCACGCATTGACCGAGATTTTTCAAAATCTAAGCGTTTTGGTGACTCAGCGTATGCGTTTGAGGAGCTTGTAGCTGAAATGGGTGCGGCTATGCTTTGCGCCCATTGCAAAGTGGACGGTCAATTGCAACACGCGAGCTATATCGCGTCATGGCTAAAAGTCTTAAAGCAAGATTCTCGCGCCATTCTCAAAGCAAGCGCGGAAGCACAAAAGATTCTTGATTACCTAGTTAAAGTAGATGAGGTGCGCGAAGCTGAGAATGAACCCTTACCCTTAGCCGCTTAAAAATCTAGCCTGTAAACCCTGTTATACGGGGTTTATGGGGTACGTTTTAACGTGCCATTCCTAACTAACTACCAAAGGGGTAAAACATGAGAACGAATGTATATCTATTTGAAACCTATTGCCACGGGTATGACGTGGGCGCTACCGAGTACATCGAGAGCATGGGGCAAACGATTGAGCAAGCGCGAGAGGCGCTACTTGGACATTTTCCCGATGCTTACATTCTGAACGAATACATCAAACTGGAGAGCTAACCCATGAAAAGCCGCTTTATATTCGACAAGGTCAACCAAGACATCACCGCAGCCATTACACGCGAGGTAGACCGAAACGCCCCCGCACGTACCCACTCCCCGACCAACGATGACCTCATCTGTGCTTTAATCTTTGTCGTGTCAGTAGCCCTTCTAATCTATCTTTGAGAGGTTGCCATGCTAAAGCCCCAACTGTCCCGAATAGCCCCTACGCGCTGCCCTACGCGCCCAAGGCTGCCCGTGACTCACCCCGACTTTGATTACATTCCCGCAGCTCACACCAACGTTACAGCAACTTGGCGCAAGTTCGGCTGGAAACCAACAGGACACCCATGCACGACCCCTTCAAAATAACCGAGCCAAGCGTCATTTCCTTTTCTGGGGGGCGCACCTCTGCCTACATGCTTTGGCGCGTCTTACAGGCTCATGGAGGCAAACTACCCGAAGAGGCACGGGTCTGCTTTGCTAACACGGGCAAGGAAGACGAAGCGACTCTAGAGTTTGTGCGCGACTGCTCGGTTAATTGGGGCGTGAAAATCCATTGGATTGAATACCGCCATGACGAAGTGGGTTTTGCCGAGGTTGACTTTGACACCGCCTCGCGTGATGGCGAACCCTTTGAGGCGCTCATACGCAAGGTGCAGTTCTTGCCAAACTCAGGAATGCGAATTTGCACTACGCACCTCAAAATCAGACCTTTCCGCAAGTACCTTGACAGCATCGGAGTCCATCGCCCCGTGCAGTTGGTCGGCATCCGAGCTGACGAGATGCGAAGAGTTGTCAAGATTAGAGCTAACCCCGAAGCCGAGGGCATGGAGCGCCATTTGCCCCTCGCGCTTGCCGGCATAGATGTCCATGCAATCAATGAGTTCTGGAGTCAGCAGCCCTTTAACCTCAACCTGACAACCTTCAACGGCAGAACATTAGCTGGAAACTGTGACCTCTGTTACCTCAAACCCGCTTCCCAAATACTGAGCCTTATCAAAGAAAAGCCTGAACGCGCGACTTGGTGGGCAAGAATGGAGAGCCTTGAGCTGACCAAGCAAGTCAACGGCAACAAGCAATTCTCTAAAGACCGCCCCTCATACGCGCAGATGCTCAAGTTTTCCCAAGAACAGAGGGATATGTTTGACCCTGACGAAGAGGCTATTTCATGTTTTTGCGGGGAATAAATGACCATTGAAGACGCTCACCGGCTGCTTGACCGAGTCCGAGAAGGTCACAACGCCCCCACTTACCTCATCACCCTTGCATTGATTATGACTGGAGACATACGCCATGCGTGACCAAACTGATTGCCACTACCCGCACACGCGCCTGTGCCTTCGCGACTGTGAAGATGGTTGCCGCATACGCAAGACCACATGGCGCAAGAGAACCATACGCGAGTTGCAAGACCAAGAGCTAGAAGATGAAGCCTTTGCGCGTATTCCCCAACATCCCTACGAGTGCAAGCACCTTGGCATTTGTAACGACCGACCAACCCATTGCCCCGATTGTCCAAGTAACCATGCCTGAGATACTTTTCGTTGCATTTATTGCGTTTATTATTTTCTTGGTTCTTGTTGACAAATAAACTATCAGAAAGGACAAACCGATTAATAAATACAATGGCTAATCCCCATAATCGCTATCTATAATCTAATCTCATTCCTAACCATTTAAAGGGGAAACTGTGAAACCACTCATCTGTGTTGACTGCAAATGGCATATCGCCAACAAGAGCAGTTCTTTAATCGCAAACTACGACAGGTGCAAAGCATCTGAAAACATCAACCTGGTAACAGGCGAATCGACTTACAAATATTGCGAATCCATGCGCTTGTCTGATGGCGAGTGCGGTATGGATGCCAAGTTGTTTGAACTCAATCAAGCCGAGGAGACACCTGATGGCGTATAACTCCACACCCAAGTTGCCTAAGAAAGCACCAAGGCTACAAGATTCTCTTGTCACCAAAATTCAAGAGATTAGAGAACTCAAAGACACTATCAAAGACTTGCACACACAAGCAGAGAAAGATAAAGAATTTCTCAGAGAAGTGCAAGACGAATCCAATAACCTTGAACTAGCCTTGAAGAAGTGCATCCTGTCTAAGGCAGAGCTGAATAACAAGGTTGAGCAGTTGACTGATGACCTAGACAAATACACCGAGCTGTACGCAAGAGCAACCCTTGTCGTTACCGCCCTTGGTGAAGCAGTATTTTTCCTAACCAAGGAGAGTCAACATGGCAAATGATAGAAACGACTTTGCACCAGAGATACGCAACTCTGCTTGGTGGTCAGGCGATAGCCGTATGGCAGCCAATGGGCGCGGTAATGATGCTGTCCTTGAGAAGCTAGGGGTCAAGGATAGACCCGACTTGTCAGAGGTTGAAGCAGTCCAAATGGGTCATGTGATGCAGCCCATCATTGGACAACTTGCTAGTGCCAAGCTAGGCATGGAATTGAAGGAAGCTGACTATGCGCTCACTCACCCGAAAGAGACTTGGATGCGTTCCCATTTTGACTTCATCTCGGTGGATGGGCAAACGCTTGTGGAAGTCAAAAACTACAACGCTGGCGTACGAAACAAGTTCGACACCGAAGCCAACATCATCCCTGCGGCTGATATGGCGCAACTCATCCATGAAGCGGCTTGCCACAATATCAACGACATTGTGCTGGCTGTTCTATTCGGTGGACAAAACTTTGAAGTGTTTAAGTTCACCATTGAAGAAGGGCAGAAAGAGCAGCTCATCAAGGATATGGCGCGGTACTGGTCACACGTTGCGTCTAAGCAGTACCCTGAACCTGAGACTACCGAGCAAGCGAAGCTAATCTACTCTGTCTCCGCACCCACAAGCATTACCGCACCTCAGTCCCTAGAGCAAATGGTGCAAGCCTTGCAATACACCAAGACTGAACTGAAGAAGTGGGAGAAAGAAGAAGAGAAACTTCAGGTGGAAATACAGAAATTCATGGGGGTCAATAGCGAGTTAGTAACCCTAGACGGCAGAGTCCTAGCCACTTGGAAGAGTGCCAAACCAAGCATGAGTTTTGATAAGAAACTCTTTGAGCAGTCCATGCCAGATGTCTACAAGTCCTATGTTCGGGAAGTAGCCGGTAGCCGTAGATTCTTAGTGAAAGGGTAATCATGTTGCTATTCAAAACAAAACGATTAGAACGCCTAGAGCAAGAAGTTGTCATGCTTGAAGACTTGTTTGCTCAAGCTCTACAACGCATATCTAACCTAGAGGAAGCTCGGTGGGGCTTGAAGGTTGACGGTACTCCAAAGGCAAAGCCGGGAAGGAAGGTTAAGCATGAACGCATTTCCTAGCCCCCGTGACCCTAAGACCGGCTCTGATGACAAGGGCATGAGTCTTAGAGATTACTTTGCTGCCAAGGCTATGCAAGGTTTATTGACTGCTGAAATCGTAGGCGAGTACACCAACGAACACGTTGCCGAAATCGCTTATCGAATTGCAGACGCAATGTTGGAAGCGAGGGACTTGTGACTACGCAAGACATCGCTATATATGTGATGGCTGCATCGTCAGTCATAGAAACATTCCTAACCATTTTGGAGAAATTTACATGAGTAATATCATTGCCGTATCAGACATGGCGGTCATGGCTGACAGTATCGTCAAGTCAGGCTTTTATGGCTTTAAGACTAAAGAACAAGTCATGGCTGTAATGCTTGTAGCCCAAGCAGAAAACAAGCACCCTGCAAGCGTTGTGCAAGAGTACGACATCATTCAAGGCAAGCCAGCTCTGAAGTCTCAAGCTATCCTTGCCCGTTTCCAACTCTCTGGTGGCTCAGTTCAATGGGATGAGGTAACCCCTAAGAAGGTCAAGGGGACATTTAAGCACCCACAAGGCGGCAGCCTAACGGTTGAATGGACTATCGAAATGGCAAGGCAAGCCGGTATCTACCGCGAGGGTTCAGGATGGTCTAAGTACCCTGAAGATATGCTCAGAGCTAGGGTTATTTCTAGAGCTGTGCGCTCTATCTATCCCGCTTGTATCTTGGGACACTACGCCACAGAAGAGGTCATGGACTTTGATAGCCCTATGCCTAAACACATGGGCGTTGTAGAAGACGTTAAACAGCCCGTAAAGGTCATAGAAGACACCGGTGGTGACTACTCCCTTATCTTGCCTGATGGTCAGGTCTATGCCTCTTTTCACACGCCTGAAGGATGGATTGCCGGATATGGGGAACTTGTAGGCAAAGTTATGGCTTCATCAAAGCTGTCTGATGAGCAGCGTACAGAGAAAGTAGCCAAGTTAGCGGAAGCTAATATGACTGTAACTGAGAAGTTCAGCAGTTTTGACAAAATCAAAATCAGAGCAGAGCTTGCCAATCAAGGGGTAAACCAACACCCAAAGTCAGCAGCGTCCCAGTTCGTAGCCGACATGGAAGCCAACGAGAAAATATTTTGAAGCACCTTCAGAATATTGGCTCACTAACACCGATGGACGCATTAAATAACTATGGCTCATTCAGGCTTGCAGCCCATATCGAATATCTTAGGAAGCAAGGACATCCCATCCTTACAACTATGGTTAAAGAGGGTGGGCGCGAGTATGCCCGATATATCTACCGTTGAAAGGAAAATCATGGAAAACCAAAAGAAAGCCCCCTTTGTCCCGCTTGAGATGAAAGGGCGCATGACAAAGAACACCTACAAAAAACAGGGTTCTACCGAGCCAGACTGGAAAGGTTCATTCATGTACAAGGGTGAAACCATCACCTTTGGCGCATGGGAGAACGATGCTGGCTATGGACCTTACTACAACATCAAATTGAACGACCCTAACTGGAACAAACAACAGCAGCAGTACCCTAAAGAGGTAACTGACAAACCGGCTAAGTCTTATCCAAAAGATAGTGATGTGCCATTTTGACGGCTAGCTTCTCTCTCCCGTTTCCCCC